TAGCCGAGTACAAGCCATTAAAGATTTCTATCAATGCAAAATGCAGAATCTATTTATAGTGCAAATTCCAGTTAATTTCTTTACAAGCGATAAACACGCTACCGAAGTTATTGAACTGACCAAACAAATAGAATCTGACACTGGCGAAAAGGTTAACCTTATTATTGGTGATACATTAGCTCGTATGACCGCAGGGGCTAACGAAAACAGTGGCGAAGATATGGTGCCCATACTGCAAAGGTTGGACGCAGTAGTTTATGAAGCCAATACCGCATTCTTAACTATTCATCACAGTGGCAAAGATGCTTCCAGAGGTGCTAGGGGCAGTTCAACCATTCGCGCACATATAGATACTGAAATTATGGTCGTAGAAGAAAACGGACAAAGAACAGCTACTATTACCAAGCAGCGTGAATTGCCAAGCAAAGGCGTAGAAATACCATTCAAGTTAGAAATTGTTGAAATGGGTATATCTAAGTTTGGCGAAAATGTCAGCACTTGCGTAGCCGTATTTGACGATGAAGAGCGTGTCAAGAAGGTCAAGAAAGATTCTAAATTGGAGAAAAATAAGAAACTAATTGAAAGGGCTTGGTGGTCAGGTGGCGCAGAAGTGCGTGAAGTCGGTGGTGATAATAAGCCTTACATCAGCCGATCAGCCTTTAAAGAAATGTTAAGAAATGATGGGTTAACCGAACCAGTTGTTAAAAATTATATGAAGCCTTCCTATGATTCTGGTCCAGTTTCCATTCTTTTAAATGGTGAAATAATAACCAATCATGAGCATGGTTATATTATTTTAGACAACATTTTAGCCTCTGCATTTTTGCTAAGAAAGGGTTCTTAAGGTGGGTACAAAAAGGTACATGTACCCTTTTATGTACCTTGTACCTTTTTACGCATTATATGTACAAAAAGGGTACATAAAGGTACATATACCCTATAGGGTATGTACCTATGTACCTTGTATATGCCCATAAAAATTGTTCGTGTTATAATTTTAAAATAAGGAAATACAAATGCTAGAAATTGAATACAAAAAACCTAATGATCTTATTCCCTATGTGAATAACTCTAGGACTCATTCTGAAAGCCAAATCACACAAGTGGCATCAAGCATTAAAGAGTTTGGTTTTACCAACCCTATATTGATTGATGGTGAAAACGGAATAATCGCTGGTCACGGACGTTTACTGGCTGCCTTAAAGCTAGACATTAGTGAAGTGCCTACGATCGCTCTACATGGGTTAACCGATGCTCAACGCAAGGCTTATGTAATAGCAGATAACAAATTGGCGTTAAACAGTGGTTGGGACCTTGAATTACTAAAAATTGAACTTGCAGATATTGAGGGTGAATTTGATTTAGATATTTTAGGCTTTGATAATGATGAATTATTAGACATATTAGAACCTAACCTTGATAACTTAGAAGATGAAAACCCCTACACAAAAAAAGCAGATGCACCTACCTATGAGCCTACTGGTGACAAACCAGATGTTAAAGAACTTTATAACGATGAAAAAACATTTGATTTAATAGCAAATATTAAAGCTGCCGTTTTACCTCAAGCAGAAAAAGATTTTTTAATGTTGGCTGCTGGTAGGCACACAGTTCTTGATTTTGAAGCCATTGCTAATTATTACGCCCACTCAAGCAAAGAGTGCCAAGAGTTAATGGAAGAAAATGCACTTGTCATTATAGATTTAAAGCAAGCACTCGCAAACGGATACGCAAAAATGTCTGATGATGTAGCAGAGCAGTATTTAAAGGACTACCCTAATGAGTGATAAATTTGCAATTTTTATATTAACTCATGGTAGGTCTGACAATGTTGTGACTTACAAAACACTTAGAAGCCAAGGCTACACTGGTGAGATAATATTGCTCATCGATGATGAAGATAAAGAGGCCGATAATTATAAAAAAATCTATGGAAATCAAGTACATATATTTAATAAGCAAGATGCTATTGATATGACTGATAGTGGCGACAACTTCCAAAAAAGAAATTCAGTTGTCTATGCTAGAAATTATAATTTTAAAGTGGCTGAAAAGTTAGGCATAAAGTATTTTCTGCAACTGGATGATGATTACAGCCAGTTTAGGTATACGTTTGATAATGACGATAATTACATTACAAAAAGCATTTCCATAAAAGATTTAGATGGTGTGATTAAATGTATGTTGGATTTTTACATTGATAGCAATGTAACAACCATTGCAATGAGCCAAGGCGGTGACTTTATTGGTGGTGAAGGTTCTGGCGTTGCAACAAAATACAAGAAAGGTGAGTTTTCAAGAAAGGCAATGAACAGCTTTTTTTGCTCTACAGATAGACCATTTAAGTTTATGGGCCGAATAAATGAAGACGTTAATGCCTATGTTTCTTTAGGATTAACAGGCAGTTTATTCTTAACCTATCCAAGAATTAGACTTGAGCAGAAAGAAACACAAGCCAATTCTGGTGGATTAACTGATATTTATTTAGACTTGGGCACCTATGTAAAAAGTTTTTACTCTGTAATGTACGCACCATCATGCGTAAAGATAACCGAAATGGGTGTAAGCAATAGAAGATTGCACCATAAAGTAAGCTGGAAAAATGCTGTACCAATGGTAATCAATGAGAGTTTTAAAAAATGAAAACTAAGGTAGGAATAACAGCATCATGCTTTGACTTGCTTCATGCTGGTCACATATCTATGCTTAGGGAAGCCAAGTTATACTGTGATCATTTGGTGTGCTGCATACAAACAGACCCGACAGTAGATAGACCAAGCAAAAATAAACCTATTCAATCCATTGTTGAAAGGCACATGCAATTAGCGGCAGTTAAGTATGTAGACGAGATCATACCTTATACGACCGAAAATGATCTCATTGACATACTTAATATGTTAAACATAGATGTTAGGATTATTGGAGAAGATTATGTCGGCGAAAGATTTACAGGTGATGATATGGACATAAAAGTTGTTTATAACAAAAGGTCTCATAAATTCTCAACATCAGATTTACGAAAAAGGGCTGCTAATATCTGCCCATTAGGTGATAAAAAATGACAGACAAAAAACCAGCACATAGGCCAAAAGGCACAACCATTTTTATTGATTGGGAAAAGGTTGATAATATGTGCGCTATTCAATGTACTGGTGAAGAAATTGCAGGAGTGTTAGATATAGATTACGACACACTTTCAAGTGCTTGCAAAAGGGAAAAAAATCTACTTTTTTCGGACTATATCGGACAAAAGAAATCGGGCGGCAAAATGTCACTTAGAAGAAAGCAATACTCAACCGCAATGGCAGGTAATGCAACGATGTTAGTTTGGTTAGGTAAAAACTGGCTTGGTCAGACGGACAAATTAGATACAACAAGTTCAGACGGCTCAATGACTCCACCTACGACCATTCAATTGGTTGCAAAAGAATTTGGTGATATTTAATGTCAGTTGTTGATATAGAGTTACCCCCAAAATTAGTGCCTATTTTCTCAGGCGAGGCTAGGTATAGGTGTGCTTTTGGCGGCAGAGGTGGGGCCAAGTCACGCGCTTTTGCTTTAATGACTGCGGTGTGGGGCTACAAATTTGGCAAGAGTGGTCGCACTGGTCAGATACTTTGTTTGCGTCAGTACATGAACAGCCTAAGTGAAAGCTCATTTGCTGAAATAAAAAGCGCAATACAAAGTGTGCCTTTTCTTAATGAATACTATGAATGTGGTGATCATTTTATTAGAAGTGTTGACGGAATGATTACCTATTCATTCGCTGGATTATCACGCAACCTAGACAGTATTAAATCTAAGTCACGCATTATATTGGCGTTTATTGATGAAGCAGAAGCTATATCTGAGACAGCTTACATGACACTATTGCCTAGTATCCGTGAACAAAACTCTGAACTATGGTGTATATGGAACCCACAATCTAAAGAATCTGCAACGCAAAAGAGGTTTAGGGATAACACACCAGATGATTGCAAGATCACTAAAATAGGTTGGCAAGATAACCCGTGGTTCCCTGATGTGTTAAACAAGCAGCGTTTGGAAGACTTTAAGCAGCGTCCAGATACTTATGGTCATGTGTGGGAATCTGACTTTTTAGAATTTCCAGAAGGTGCGTTTTGGTTACGAGAAATCAATAAAGCACAAACTGATGGTAGGATATGCAAATTGCCTGTGGTTGATTCTCACCCTTGCATGGCTTTCTTTGACATTGGTGCTAGTGATGGTTGTGCTATATGGGTCGTGCAACAAGTAGGCTTAGAGTTTAGGTGTATTGATTTCTATGAAGCATGGTCAGAGCCATACAGTCACGCAGTAAAATGGTTAAAATCACTTGATCTTGTATTTGAAGATATGTATTTACCCCATGACGCAGATCATAAGCGGCAAGGCCAAAATAGCAACAAGTCACCCAAGCAGATGCTTAAAGAACTAATGCCAAGTACACATTGGCGTGTAGTGCCTCGCATACAAGATTTACTGTGGGGTATTCAGCAAGTGTCTGATATTTTTCCTTACCTTTACATTGACGAAGTTAAATGCGCGAAAGGGTTAGATCATTTAAAATCATACAGACGTAAATGGTCTAACAGTGAAAGCAGATGGACTTCTATACCTGATAAATCAGAAGGTCACAGTGAAGCAGCAGACGCACTTAGGCAAATGGCGCAAGCCTTTGCAGCAGGCGATTTAGGTAAGTCTAAAAAGAAGAATCGTGGCGCATTAAAAAGGGGTATTAAAGGTTTGGTTTAATCATGCTATAATTTAACGATATAGGTTGCATTCTCATAAGATTAAGATTATTTACATGGATTATTAAGATGGCTATTTCAACATACAGCGAATTAAAAGCCTCTATTGCTAATTTTTTAAATCGTGATGATCTGACGGCTACGATACCAGATTTTATATCGTTGGCTGAATCTTCTATTAATAATGAGATACGGCACTGGCGCATGGAAACTCGCGCGGAGACTACAGTTGATAGCCAGTTTACGGGTATACCTAGTGATTGGCTGTCTACCATACGCTTTCATTTGGTAACTGATGGGACTAGCAGTCTTAATTTTATGGCTTTGGCTCCAATGCAAGCAGCTAGAGCAGCTAGGAATGATGCTACAGGTACGCCAACTAACTACAGCCTTAACAGTTCACAGTTTGAATTAATGCCTACACCAGATGGTTCCTATAGTGCAATCCTGATGTATTACGCTAAAATACCTGCATTAAGCGGGTCTAGTGAGACAAACTGGTTATTAACGCACCACCCAGACATTTATCTTTATGGCGCATTGTTACACTCTGCTCCGTATTTAAAAGAAGATGAACGCGCTCAGACTTGGGCCGCTTTATACACTGCTGCCGTAACGCGTGTTAATAACGCAAGTAGCAGATCAACCGCCAGTGGCTCTGGCCTTAGATTAAAAATAGGAAGTTACTAATATGTCATTTACTACGTTTTTAGAAAATGAAGTGCTAGACCATGTATTTCGCAATGCCGCATACACACCACCAGCTACTGTTTATATTGGTTTATACACATCTGCTACTGGCGCAGGCGGCACAGGCACAGAAGTATCGGGCAATGGCTACACACGCAAGGCTATGGCTTTTGATGCGTCTGTCTCTGGTGCAATCGACAATACGGCTGCTGTTGAGTTTCCAACGGCTACGGGTGTGTGGGGAACCATTACGCATACCGCAGTATTAGATGCTGCTACAGGCGGCAATATGCTTGCTGAGACAGCGTTAACAGCGAGTAAGCCAATCGGTGACGGTGATGTATTCCGTTTCCAAGCAGGTGAATTTGACATTACCCTAACCTAGTATGAATGGTTATGGCGCAGCGAATTATGGCATTAACATCTATGGGCAAGCAGCCTATGTAGACGCTGCTGCCATTGTTGCTGCTGTTTCTGCTGTCACGGCTACGGCTCAACAGGTTTATCAGGCTAGTGCTGAG